ACAAAAGTAACGTGGGATGCCTGAGTTACCGTTGTCTTTTAGAGCCAACATATCGCCCAGGGGGACACGCTCAAGCTCATGTTTATCGTGGTATATGGATATTGCTTCCAGGTAGTCAGCGGGTACTACGATAGAATCTATGGTAGTTGTGACATTAAATTCGTATAGCTTTTCCATGATAGGTATTCTTAGTGAACGCTGAATACGAACTATTCCCTGGTCTATGAAAGTGTCAGCCAAGGCATCTGTGATATCACTGCGGTTCAGCAGTGCTTTAAAGTGAGAGCGAATACTTCCATAGTTCATTAGTTATACCTTCTTCTTAGTTGTCAAAAACCCATCGAGGCTTTCTTGTTTCAATCGAGCAACAATGGCATGGGCAGGTTCTTTCATGATGTCGAAACCTTCAGTTAGCCATCTTTCGTATACCAGGGAGGGAACCTGGGCTACGCTCATCATCTCGCCTTCAAGTAGTCCGAATGAGTTCTCACGCTGCATCTTAATGCTGTTCATGAAGTCATCGGAGATATGCTGTTCTTTTTTAAAGTTGAAATTACGAGTATCTGAGTCCAGGATTAAACTGGTTTCTACTTCGTCAAACTTTTTTTTCATTGGAGGTCCTATAGATAAAAAGCGGGCAAGGGAGTAGCGATTGTCAAGGAGAGCACAATCCAACCACCGCTCCCCTGCCCACAATCAGTTAACCAGTCTTATGATGATGCAAGACCAGTAATCTTTCCGCTATCAGCAAACGAGCTGTGCTTCAAGCTAACTTCACCCAATACAAAATGAGTATCAGCATCGCCAGTCTTAGCCAATAGAGTACGGCTGAACGGACGTAGTACACACTGCTTAAACATCGTTGGGTCAATCAGGTAAGCTTCAGTAGCTAACTGACTTCTGTTCAGAAGGACTCTGACAGTACCAAATGGAGTCACGAGAATTTCTACAGCATTTGTTACAGTTTTGCTGTTGCCAAAGTCACGAGTCTTACTACCACCTGTAGCAAAGTCTTTAACACCTAAAGCATCTTTAGGAGAAATCATTAGTACAGATGGGTCAGAACCTGCGGTATAGCAAGCTTGGTGTAGAGACAATACGTCTGCTTCAGTCAATGCATCACCTGAATCTGTACAAGCTACCGAAGTAGTAATCATGCTAGAAGCTGATTTCATTTGACGGTTTACTTCAGCAGCAGTTTCATTAACGGCTGAGGTAGAAGAGTCATCAGCAACAGCAGCAGAACCTGCGGCACCTGCTCCTGCGTGGCCAACCATAGCTGCTTCTACGTCTAGCTTTAGATTTTTCAAAGTTTTAGCTAGAGCGTATGCAGTTTCTTTTGCACGACCATGAGTCTTAACAGCATCAACAGTACCTGCAATCTTGAATGCTTCGCTGATAATCTGAGTGCGGTTGTCACGTACAGTAGGCTGAGTAACAGCAGTTACAGAGGCATTACCTCCCTCCGCTAATGTGTTTGTAGCCACGCCAGAACGCAATGTATCTTCAAGCCACTCGAATGTACGAGCAGATACTTTTTCACTCTTGATAAGAGTTTGGAAAGGGGTAGAACTTGGGCTGATGTTAGCGATGCTTTGACTTACGTCTTCAGCTAGACCAACAGTTTCATAGGTTTGTAATGTAGCCATAATAAATATCCTTAATGGAAAATGAGATTAAATACAGTGCATCACTGCCAGTTAGACATTAGCGCGTCTGCTATCACATCCAGGTCGTTACCATTTGCTTGCATTGCCTCGATTTTCTTTTGCTGCTCACGTTTTTTAACGGCAGCCTTTGTTGGAGGTGCTTTCTTGGAACGGAGGACTTTCTTAGCTGCCTTAGCCTTCTTCACAGTGGCTACCTTCTTTGTCTGGTCAAACATACGTGCTTTATTCAACAACATAATGACGTTGGGGTCTGCGTATTGATTGACTGACTCTTCAGGTAGTCCCTGGGAAATAGCGTACTGTCGGATATCGTTATAAAGACCATTGTTCCAATCTGGAACCTCACGCTGTAGCACCTGGAGACATTCTTTCGCCTCTTCAGCTTTAGCAGTCTTTTGTCTTTCTTGTACATATCCGTAGAAGTTATCAGCTTCTTCAGTTAGGAACTTATAATCGTCCTCGGCTTGCTTCGACTCTGCTCGTAACGCTGTAAAATCCTCTGCTGACATTTGCTTACTAGCAACTAACATATCAACGTCTTGATAAGGCTTAAATCGTTCTTGAGCTCGGTGGAGCATTGCCTGGAGGGATGCATCAGCTTTTTGTAGACTTTCTTCTGCCTCTTTACGCTGTGATGCAACTTCTTGAGACTTTCTAGTTAAAGATGCTTCTTGACCGTACAGTCTTTTTAGGTCTTTGACGGATGCCTGTTTGACTTCTCCATCGACAGATATCTCTAGGGTATCGTCTTCTAGTACGAGCTCTTCTTCTTGTTGCTGCTCGTCCTCTTCTTCGACTGACTCTTCGGAGTCTTCGTCCTGGTCTTCATCTTCTTCGGTTTCGTCTTCTTCATTTACAGGGTCCTCATCGTCCTCTTCAGACTCATACTCTTCAGTATCATCTTCAGTTTCGACAGATTCATCTACCTCAGTCTCAGCGGTAGTTTCTTCTGTTGCCTCTTGGTTCTCTTCGGATACCTCTTCAGGGTCCTCCCAGTTTCCAAGTATTGCTTCTGCAGCATCATCAACATTCAAGTCAGCTGCTTCGTTAGATTTGGAACTATCGTTGACGTTATCAAATGACATAGTCTATTCCTCTTCTTTTGAGCGGGTTTCGCTTTCATTTCTATTTGTAATTTCATCACGCACAGCAACACATTGTTTCAAGGTGTCGATAATTTCACGTAATGCACGGTACTGGTAGTAGACAGCCGTTCGGCCTTTGTCATCGTCTGGGTCAGATGTGACGTAGGCTTGGAACGATTGTTCTACTAAGTTATTTACTACCTGGTTAAAGGCGGTGCTGCTAAGAACAGTCTCAGCGGCAGTACCTTGGTTAACCATTTGCTCTTCTTGTGTCATTTACTCTCTCTCCTTACTTCTTGATTTAGCCATTCGGTGATGCAATGGCAGTTATCTCGTCTGCTTGTCTAGCGAGTGCCAGTTCAGCAGCAGCGATTTGCTTCTTATGTCTTAGTTGTTCTTCTTTGAGGTCTAAGTTGTCAGATTGAATAGCGTGTTGGTTCTCAGTCTTAGCTTTCTCAAGCTGAAGTTTCATTTGTTTAATCTGAGCATCCATCTGTGCCTTCATCTCAGCAACAGCAGTTTGTCTTTCTTGGATTTCCATCTGCTTCTGAGCCATTTGCATTTGCATTTGCTGTGCTTGGTCAGGCTGCTCTGGTGGCATTTGCTCAGGATTAGTCAGGTAAGATGCAACATCTTTGATACCAGAAAGCTCCATTACCTTAGACATCAATTGATACTGGTTCTGTGGCTGATACATAGATTGCAATGTTGGGTCAGTAGAGAACTGTTGGTGCATAGCCATATACTTCTGAGCTTCTCGTTCTTGCTCTCCGTAGCCCAGGTTAAGCTCGATGACAACATCACGCTTCTCTTTCCAGGAACGTGGGTCACAGGCAACATACTTTCCGCTTAACTCAACAATGCGTTCTTCGCTCTCGTTTTCACAGACCAGTTGATAAACTTCCTGGTATAAAGGCTTAACGAATTGAGTAGCAAAGTTTCTAGCGATAATCTTTTGTCGCTGTTGTGACATGGTCGCTAACTGCTCAACCATTGCTGCAGAGTTCTGCTTACTGACAGCATCTTTATTAAGGCCCTGAGACAGCTTAGAAACGCCTGTAGTGTCCTCTTTGTCTTCCCCTAGCATCTGTATTGTTTGGAAGATAAAAGGGTTTAGAGGGGCTTGTAGCATGGGAGAAATAGCATCTGGACGGCTGACATTAACAATGCCACCAACACGATTATCTATAAGCTCACGAGGGTTAGTTAAACCACCTTTGACCACTGTGTAACGTGGGTTAGTAGTAATCATTGCATGGTCCAGGATAGACCTGGTTAACACGGTTCTAGCGTTCTGTGTAGCAACTACTTTGTCTGCGAAATTGTTGCCATAGAAAGAATGAGGTACTGGTAGTGGTACAAAAGTAACAAAAGGTTTACGGCTGACTTTCTCTTTCTCTAGTAAGACATTACCTGCCTTAATTACACGATAGAGTTCTGCAACACCTGTGCCTTCACAATCTATCATTATGTAGGCTTCATAAACCATTACGGTACGTACCTGGTCCTGGTAGCCATCACCAGTGGTATTCTTAAAGTTACCTACATTGTCAAACCTAGCGAGTAACTCAGGGTCTGTTTCAACATCAACATCAGTGTGGTCACCGATCTTGTCGATTAGCTTCTCTGAGTATCCTTCTAGACGTAGCTCTGAGATAGTTTTCTTTGTGCGGTGTGCACAGAAGTTAACATCATCCAGGCTCTTAGCTTGTGTCTCAATCAAGAACTCTTCAGGAGCAATGTTTTCTATTACGACCTTACTGGTATCTTGTTCAATACTGATAGTACCTGAGACTAGACCTAGGCTATCTGTAGTGCTTTCTACAAGCTCCACATCATCCTGGGCCAATAGCATATCAAGCTCAGAATCAGTGATATCTTCAAAGTCTTCATAATCAAGCTCAGAAGAAGCTTCCCAGAACACCTTAACAACACCTGCACGAGCGATAAGACCATCGTGTATAGCGGTGGACATCACTGTGTAGAGGTCGTTTTGACGGTTGACTACATAGTCTGTGTATTCAGTGCAGACATTAGCTTTCTCTACGTCATCTGCGTTCTGTGGTGCGAAGCGTACTGTTTTGTTACCACTAGAGAAAGTTTCTAGTAGAGCAGCCTTAAGACTCTCAACTGAATCGTATACATCTAGTGATACGTACTTTGAGTTGCCATCATGAGCAGGTTTAGGAAGAGTACCGTTGTAGTAATCGATAATCTTTGCTCGTTCTGTACTGAGCTCTGAATCTGAATACCCTATAGATAGACTTACCTGGTCATCTACGAGTGCGACAATGTTGTTGTCTGACAGTTTCTTATAGTTCTTTCGCTTTTTTGCCATTGTTATACCATCTCTATGTAATAAGAGTCTGAACTCTCAACTGGTTCCCAGGCTCCCTGGTGGATATAGTTTGCTAACGCTAAGGACATTACACAGTCATCAAAGCAGCCTGATTCAGCTTGCATAGCTCCAGACTCTGTGACGATGTAAGTCATCATTTCTCGGATTGTTACCTTGTCGTTAAGCTCTAACTCTCCCTCACGCATTGCAGCTCTTAACTGGTCAATGATTAGGGGCTTGGTTTTAACGGTGGTAGAGAAACCTAGTTTTACAGTCTCCCTGTCGGTTACTTTGTCGTGCTGTACTTCTGTGTAGAAATTTGGATAAGCCATGTCTTTACCCAGGCGAGTACAGGTCAATATGCCGTGTGAGTTGTTCTCCACACAGATGTATGCCTGGTTGTAGTATTCACCTAAGTTAAACAGTACTTCAGCGAAGTAGTCTGGATGAGCATGACCACGCCATACGGCTACCTGGCGTTTCTTAGAGTCAAACACCTGGGCAACTGAATAGTCACCCCCACGGATACCCATAGCGACATCAGCACCCATGACATAGCGTTCACCAGGTACATGAGGTCTAAAGGTAAATAGTTCGCCTCGTGGGTTGTTTACCCATTCGCCACCTTCGAGAGCCATACGCTGCTCTAGGTCTCTAGTAGTGTTTAGCTTTTCTACTAGCTGCTCTGGGTTGAACACAGGTCTACCAGTAGTCAAAAAGGCTTCATCTGGTTCACTGGGATACTCCTGTCGGAACAGGTCTATACCATTCTGTGCAATCTTTTTTCTTCTAAAGACTAACTGCTCGTCATCTAAGTCGTACTTATCTGCAAGCTCAATTTCTTCAGGCGTTCTTTCAAAGTTGTCAGTAATTGGCTCACGGTAATCAGGGTCAGTAAACCAAGGAATGAAAACAGGGACGTAACCATTACTACCATCGACAGCACCACGCCAAAGGTCATAAAAAATACCATTAACACCATTAGCGGTAGACTCAACAAAAATTGCTGTGCCTTTAGAGTTAGGGACGGCTTGAGTAAGTCCATTCCAGTTATCCAGTGAAGTAGACTTTTGCCAGAAAGCCAACTCTGATGCATGAACGTGAGTAAGTGTTTCACCCCGACCAATGCTTTCACCACCTGCTGTTGCCACCACGAAACTTGAATCCAGGACATCAAAGTTCATCTCCCTTCTTGAAGAGTATTTAGTGTGTGGCTTGAGTATCTCTGGACAATGCTCATGAAAACGCTTTGTCATATCAAAGAGTGCCCTGGTGGAGTCAGCATGGTGTGTAATTACCATTGCTTTACACGCAGGTTTTTGACTTACAGAGAAATAGAGGTAGCCTCCAGTGTAGGTACTTAGACCCTGCTGCCTAGCTTTCAGGATAATGATTCTGACCTTGCCTTCTGTGGACATCTGGTCTTCAACAGCGTTGTTTAGAATTTCTTGTGCAGGGTTAAGTGTGAGGGGTTTAATCTGGCCTTCTTTGGTTCTTATTTTTAAAGCTGACTTGGAGTAAAAGTCAAAGTTATTCAGTAACTTCTTTCGTACTTCCTTCAGTTTCTTGTTCATCTATGCTCTCTTCTTCATCGTTAACCAGGGATGCCAAGAAGTCTTCTGCTTTACTGATAGACACATTAGATTTAGACACAGGCTTACTTTTTGTGAAGTCTAAAACTAGACGTGCTGCAGCTAGACGTTCTCTTGTCTGTCCATCTACTCTCATGACTTCTACTGCTGTCTTAAGAGCTTCTTTCTGATATTCATCTTCGATGTTGTACTTATCACTCATAATTTCGACCACCTTGGTAGCATCTATTTTTGCTTGTTTGCGAATAGGGGTAATGGACTCTTTGGTGTGTCCATCAGGAACCCCTTTTGGTCTTCCTGGGTTTTTTCTTTTCTTTGTTGACCACTGCTTTCTTAGCTCCCTTCCCTCTGGAGTCTCCATCAGAGTCGCAAAGTAGTTTTTCTTTGGTGCTCTTTGTGGATGTGTCTTTGGTTTCGGGGGTGCTTTTAGCCTTTCTGTTCTCGGTTTTTTCATCTGCTATCTCCTTATTCAAAACCTCTAAAACAATGTCTCTGGTCTGTGATAGTCCCTGGCAAAACATCTTCAATGGCAGCTGATTTACTAGCTCTTTGAGGATGCTCTGCTGTTGGTCACTGGTTAGTAGTTTTGAGGACTTAATAAGGCTTATCTGGTGGATTATCTCCAACAGGTCTTGTGCTTCTGTTTTCATAGGTGCTCCCTAGGTGGATAATAGTCCTGGCTGCATAGAAAGTGCTCCAGGGACTTGCTCTTCTTCTTCACCGCCTATGCCTTTAGCAATACCCGCTAGTAAGATAGCCATTACACTGGCTAGTGGGCTTGCGTAAAACTTTACTGGCATACCAGATTTTTTAAAGATTTTCTTCATATAGGCTGCGGTTACTGGGGCTATAAGCTTCATCAACTGAGGGTCAGTTAGATAAAGAATAACTGAATCTACAGCAAATTCGGCAGTATCTTTGAGATAACGTATGTGAGGTCTACCATATTCTCTCATCATATTTTCTTTAGAATTTTCATAGATAACTTCATAGCTTTTGCTAGAGCCATTGTTTATAACTCTTCGCGCAGTTTCTGCTGCTTCATCTTCTATAAGCTTTTCTACAGACTCACGTACTACAAGACCCTTAGTATCAAGAGAACCTTCTGCAAATCCTGGAAATCTCAAAGCTACTAAAGCTTCTTGTATGTGGTCGATTTCTCTTCTTATCTCTAAAGCTTCATCATAGTCAGGAAGAATTAAATCAGTTCTATAGACTTCTTCGCCTTTAGCAATTTTCAGGGCGAAGTGCATATGTTCTCTGTAGCTTCCGTGTCTGTAGCTGACAGCATTATGTGCCTTACTACCACGAGGATGGGGTGATTTCTCCAGAGCACCATCAGAAATAGCTCTGTCTAAAGTCTGCCCTTCAACACCATGCCCAACTTCGTGCACGAGTGTCGCTATATATTGTGGCCTACCTATTAGGTTCTCGCCCTTAATATTAATATGACCTGCCGTGCCATACATTTTATTACCATAGTTTCCACGAGTGTTTTCCGACAGGGACTTTGAAGCTTCTTCTTTAGTATTTAAAACAGAAATAGAAATATCTAAGAGGGCGGCAATACGTCTAATATCATCTTCACTGCGAACGCCATCTTCAAAAGCAGTGCCTTTTTTACCAATAGTAAAATTGACAATGTCTTCAGCTTCTGGAAGCTTTTCTTTGATTTCTGCGGGGGTGGGCTGTAGATATTCTTCCTGCACTCTTGCAAATGCAGCTTCTACGCTGTTGTTGACTGGGTCTTCTGTGGCTAGGACTGGGCCTGTTTCTCTACTTCCTCGAACAGAGCTACCAGACGGTCTGCTTGTTTGTCCAGTTGAGCTTCGGTCAGCTTGAGCTGTGCCTTGTCGAACTTGTCCTGTTCTTTGTTCTCTGCGCTGCTGAACTCTAGCGACTGCGGAGTTGAGGTCTTTTTCATTGTATCCTTCCTTAATCAGTAGTTCTTTAAGACTTGTAGCAAAGTCTTTTCGTACATTCTTTAATCTTACACCTAATTTCTTATAAAGGTCTTGTTCAGGATACCATATTAACGCTTGAAAAGCGGCAGGTTCGATATCAAGGCCAGTTTTCTCGTTAAACTTTGTGACCGCTTCTGTAACCAATAGACGGAGATTATTACGCTCTGTACCGCTTGCAGGTGAGTCAATAGTGTTTTTTAAAGAGTTCTTTATAGTATATGCCGCTAAAGTAGCACTGCTTTTGACTTTCCTTTTTGCGTGACCCTTTGGAAGGTCATACAGCTTCCTATTTTTTTTGTAATCAGCTTCATGTTTTTTTACTAAATCAAATGCTTTTTCTATTAACTGTTCACGAGAAATACGCTTGCGGTTAAGTGCTTTTTTTAGGCGAGTAAGCTGCTTCTGGAACTTGGCTTCCTCAAACTCCATCAAATTACCTTTGAGTCTACCTACAGTCCTCATGAACCACATATCCATAGTTACAGGACTAAAGTCACCTGTAAGGTTTGTGTAGAACCCATTGCCCACTTTCGGTCCGAAAACCGAAGAACCATATACCTCTGTATCTACGTTTTCACCACCAACGTAACCCTCATCACCTAAGTATTCATTAAGTATTGGATTAAGAGTTTTAACTGTAAATTTAGTAGCCAAGAACTTCTCTAACCTAGCCATAGAGCCTAACTTTTCTAATAAGGTGTTAGCCTTTTTAAAGTTGAGTTCCATTACTTTCTGGCTCTTACCTTGGCCATTGATTGAAAAACGTCCGTTTTCTCTAAAATGCTCATAAGCTTTTTCAGCAATTGCAAGATTAGTAGGAACATCCATGTTCTGAGACATAATAGAAAGAGCGATTAGCATAGGTGTTTTTGCATTATCGTCTGTAGCAATCTCTGGATATTTTAAGGCCATCATCTCTAGCATTTTTTCAATGGTGGCATCATACCAATCCATTGCACTGCCTTCGTCCTGACTTTCCATTTCGTGGATAGCCTCCAAAACCATACTGTCAGCGATTGAGCTGCGGTCACTTGGTTCTGCTATATCTAATACTCGTCCTAATTTATCTTTAGCTCTTCCTTCCAAATACTTAGCTACTTCAGTTTTACCAGTAAGTTTTGGTGCGGTTTCAGAACCGTCCATTAGACTAATTACGTTAGGGCTGCTTGAGACAGTTAACGCAGGTAATCTGGAGTCAACTATTTTATCTGATTCTGTTTTACCTGGGTCAAACTGAGCGTAGCCAAACTCATGTATTGAATCACCATTAGTTTTTATATTTTTTGCAGGTGCAGCACCCTCAATTATTTTATAACCTTCAGGCATTCCTTCACCGTGGTCTTCTGCATACTGTTTGTTAACAGTTACCCAATCACCGTAATTAATAGTATCAGGAGCATCTTTTGGAACAGCTCTGTATACTTTAACAATCTGCTCTGGCTTACCTTTTAATTGTTGTAAAATGTCTATCGTTTTACTGTCCAGTTTACTGCCTGTTTTGTAATATCTTGGTCTTGTGTAAAAGTCAGGCATAACTTGGTCTAAAAGATGCATAGGTGTGTCATCATCAGACACTGGTGCTTGATGCTGTACCCTATAATCAGGAGTCACTTCTTCGCCAAAGTCACCTGAAGCATCTCTCTCATCTCTGGCATCTAAATATGCCCGTCTTGCCTCTTTAGAGTTTGGATTTTCTTCATATTGTTCACGAAGTATTTTTACTTTTCCTGCGAGAGTTATCCCTTTAGAATCATTTACAGGGTCTTCTTGGTCACGTTTATCTACAACTTTAACTTCATCATAGACTGGGTGTACTTTACGGCTGCTCTTAATGTAAATAGAACCAACCTTATTACCAAGAACTGCTGTACCTTTGGTTTTAGGACGGAGAACAGGGTTATCTGCCTGTTTATCTTTTGTTGGGTTAAACTTTTTACTATATAACTCTACAGGTACTTCAGCTTGATAATTTAACGAGTAAACGTGTGTTTCTGACGTATCATCGAACTTACCCTGAGTAGTTACTACGACAGCCTCATGGTCTACACCGTCAGGCTTTTCTGCCCAAGACCATAGTGACTGGGGTGATTTATTCTGTACAAGGTTAGTATGGTAAACACGTCCTGCATTTTTTGCTCTGTTACCGTAGTTTGGTAATGAACTCTCAGTATCAGAAGTTTCCATAGAAGGTCGGCCTGACTGACGGTCTACAGACACTAATGCAGAAGTAAATGCCTTACCAGTGTGGTTTTCACCAGTGTCTAAATCTATATAAGCACCTAGATTACCAGACTGCTCCATATCAAATGCCTTGGAGTCTACCTGCTTACCAGTAAACATGGCTTGTCCCTGAGTAGCTAGGTCGACTAGGCGTGAGTTTGTGTTTGGTATGGGCAGTACTCTTGCATCATTTACAGGGTCTACATCATCATCAACAGCTTGCTCTGTGTTATCTAGAGACTGCTTTGCTTCCTGCTGTGCAACTACACGCTCAATGTAAGGTGCGAAATACTGTTGTACTGCCTCTACAGGTACACCTTTCTCAGCTAGACGGTCTTCCATAGCTTGTAGTCGGCTTACAGGGTTAGCACCTAAATCTAGCTGCATTTGTCCTAGGGAATCTAGCAGTAATGCTTTATGTATTGGCTGTACACTTTTGTCTGCATTTAGTGCATCAGT